TGTGGGGGTAGAAACTTTCATGAGAAGCAGTTGTTTAATCGCTTCATGGATAACTACCATTGGGACAATGATATTACGAAGATCGTGCATGGTAATTGTCCAACCGGGGCAGACCAAATGGCAGATCAATGGGCGGCAGTGAATCGCATTCCTAGTCAAGCTTACAATGCTGATTGGGAAAAGCACGGGAAAGCTGGTGGCGCTATTCGTAATAGACAAATGCTTGATGAAGAAACCCCTGATGTGGTCATTGCATTCCCCGGTAATGTTGGGACTGCTGATATGGTGAAGTATGCCCGGTCTAAGGGTGTTGAAGTTATTGAGGTATTTGATGAGTGACAAACCAGATTTTGAGTTTCTTGAGGACTTATATGTTGATGAATTGATGGCATACATTGAAAAAACGTATGGCCAGCATTATGCCAAAGGTGGTAAGACACAAACATTTGCTATTGCGTGTGAACGGAATCGGGCATTGGAATTTGCCCTTACCAACATTGATAAATACAGCGGACGGTATGGTGAGAAAGGTGATGGCCCTGACGATTATAGGTATGATCTTCTTAAGCTCGCCCATTATGCTATTTTGGCGCTGTACGCGCATGACATGAGATATAAAGGAAACATGAATGGAAATTAAAATTTCGGTAGAGCAACTTAGAAAAGCAAAGCTTTTTGTTGCTACACCAATGTACGGTGGTCAGTGTCACGGTATGTTTACCCGGTCTCTAACAGACCTTTCTGCGGTGTGTGCCCAGCATCAAATTCCTCTTCAATACTATTTTTTGTTCAACGAGTCGCTGATTACCCGTGCCCGGAACTATTGTGTGGATGAATTTATGCGTTCAGACGCAACGCACCTTTTGTTCATCGACTCAGACATTGGGTTTAAGGCACAGGATATTTTGGCCATGCTGGCACTATCTCTTCAAAATGAAGAGTATCATGTTCTATGTGCTCCTTACCCGAAGAAATGTATTTCTTGGGAGAAGATCAAGGCAGCAGTGGACAAGGGTGTGGCTGATGACGATCCAAACGTACTTGAAAATTATGTTGGAGACTTCGTTTTCAATCCGAAGAAAGGTACTGACACTATTCCTCTAGGAGAGCCCGCTGAAGTGCTTGAGGGCGGCACCGGGTTTATGTTGATACAACGCAAGGTGTTTGAAAAGTATAATGATGCTTATCCTCAGTTGATGTATAAGCCAGACCATGTTCGGACTGAGAATTTTGATGGTTCGCGGGAGATTATGGCGTATTTCGATGCGTTGATTGATGATAAACACCAGTTCATCTTTGATGAAGTGAGTGCTTTTTATGAAAAAAATCCCGAGGCCACCAAAGATCAGGTGATTGAGTTCCTGAGAGATAAGCGGACGGGATTGGTAAATGAGTACTCGAACAGGTATCTTTCAGAAGATTACATGTTCTGTTATAACGTACAGCGTATGGGTATGAAGGTTTGGCTTTGTCCTTGGATTGGTCTGTCACACTGTGGCTCTTATGTCTTCAGTGGGTCTTTGGCGCACCTTGCGTCTATTGGGGCGTCACCAACGGCTGATCCGGGTAAGATTAAGAAGACCAAGCCGAAAAATTGATTATCACAGGCGTACTTTTGTGGTATAGTGGTTGTGTGTGGGCGGCGTAAGCCGAAGTATTGTGAGTCTTACTGATTAGGTGCAGCACTGATGGGAGCCCTACCCGAAGAATATGGGTGAGAAGGATCAGTCCCACACACTTTTAACATGGAGAATATAATGAGACTAGAAGACTTTGAGGTTGATATCCTCAAGAATTTTGTTGTGATCAATCCTTCCATTCATTTCACCGAAGGTAACATCGTGCGAACCATCTCCCCAAATGAGACGGTAGAGGCTCGCGCTGTGTTCGACAATTCGTTTGATCGTAGTTTTGCTATCTTTGACCTTAAGAATTTTCTTAGTGTCTTGTCATTATTTGAGAACCCTGAGATTGAGTTGTTTGAAGATCATGCAATCATCAAAGAAAATAAGCGGTCGATCATCTATAACTATGCTGACCCGGAAGTTATTAATGTGGCACCGGAAGGCGAGTTTGATGTCACTGATCCTGTGTTGGTTTTCCGTATCACTGAAGATGAGGTGAGGGAAATTTCCAGAGCGGGTGGTGTTCTAAGATCACCAGAGCTTTGTTTTGAAGTAAAGGGTCGTGAATTGACCGTGAAGACGTTGGATACTGAAAACGAAACCAACAACCAGTACAATATGAAGGTTGATATTCGTGAAGGCGGCGATGATCTTACCGCTTATATGCGTATGGAATATTATAGGCTTCTTGAGAAGCCGTATGAGGTATCTGTGTTTCGTGAGGGTGTTGTTCGGTTCAAGAACAATCAGGTGGAATATTGGATTCCTTGTGAAGATAACTCAACACTTTGAGGAAATTTGACATGAATGACAATCTGCTTTGGGTCGAACGCTATAGACCGACAAAGGTGGCTGATACCATTCTCCCAGCTAAACTTAAGAAGACTTTCCAAACATTTGTAGACGATGGTTTTGTTCCAAACCTTATCCTTGCTGGTGAGCCGGGTACGGGTAAGACAACTGTAGCCAAAGCTGTGTGTGAAGAACTAGGGGTTCAGACTTATATGGTCAATGGTTCTCTCGAACGGAACATTGATACATTGCGGACGGACATTCAACAGTTTGCTTCGGCCAAGGGTCGTGGTGGCAAGCGAAAGATGGTCATTTTTGATGAGGCGGATTATCTCAACGTCACATCAACTCAACCCGCCCTTCGGAATTTTCTTGAAGAATATTCCAAGAACTGTGGGTTCATCTTTACGTGCAATCATAAGAATCGAATCATTGCGCCGCTCCACTCCCGGTGTTCTGTTGTTGATTTTGTATTTCCTAGAGATGAAAAGCCTGAGATGGCGAAGCAATTGTTTCTTCGTCTGAAACACATCTTGGATGAAGAGGGTGTGGAGTACGAAGACAAGGCCGTGGTGGAACTGATCAAGAAGTTCTTCCCTGATATGCGTAAGACCATTATGGAGGCCCAGAGACGGTCTTCTGAGGGCACCATCAACATGGAAATGGTTGGTGCCATTGGGAACGTCAGTATCAGGGAACTGGTAGGCTTTATGAAGAATAAGGACTACACAGAGACCCGCAGATGGATTGGTGCCAACTCAGACGTTGAGACTGTGCAGTTGCTCAGAGGCTTCTATGATGAGGCGTCAGACCTGTTTGAAGCCCGCTCTATTCCTCAATTGGTTTTGATCCTTGCAGACTACCAGCACCGTGCGCCGTTTGTGGCAGACCAAGAGATCAATCTGGCTGCATGTATGGCTGAAATCATGGTGAATTGTGAATTTAAGTGATAAAAATGCCGAGAGAAAAGTGTCAAATCTGTAAAGAAAATGATAGAGCGGACCCACCTATTAAGGTGGTCTGTGAGGACTTCTTATTTGAGGTTTGTGATGAATGTGCGCTTCTTTTGAAAGCGATTACTGAGAGATTGGAACAAGAAAATGGCGGAGAAGCAGGGGAAGACGAACCCATTCAAGATTATTGATGACATTTCTCATAAAAGAGACGTTGTTGCAGATGACCCGGAACGCCTAAAGGAATATCTTCCATTTATGGTGAACCGGGCTTTTTCTTATCATATTGACACTGTATATTTTGCCAACATGATGAACAGGTACTATGACCTGCCAGTCGATCAACAATATTCATTTTACATAAATATAGTCAGACCCAAGAAGCGTTTTGCTAAGTGGGCGAATAAGCATGACAATGCAGAGCTTCAGCTTGTGAAAGAGTATTTTGGCTATAGTGACACCAAGGCCCTACAGGCACTCTTTGTACTGTCAGACGATGATCTTGAAACCATTAAAAAAAGAACAAGAAAAGGTGGTACAAAATGAGTGTTTTGGATACGTTGGTGGAAGTGGAACTTAGAGAGGATGATGATTTTCTTAAGGTCAGAGAGACACTTACCCGTATTGGTGTGGCTTCTCATAAAGACAAGCGACTGTATCAGTCCTGTCACATCTTTCATAAGCAAGGTAGATATTACATTGTCCACTTCAAGGAACTGTTTGCGCTTGATGGCAAGCCTAGCAACTTTTCCGAAGAGGATAAAGGAAGAAGAAATACCATTACCCGTCTGTTGCAGGATTGGGATTTAATCAAGGTGATTGACCCGGAGACGATTGAAGACCCGGTGATTTCTCTTAATCAATTGAAAATTCTTCCATACAAAGAAAAAGACGAATGGGAGTTGATCCCCAAATACAATATCGGGAGAACAAAGCAAAAATGAAGACCTTCAATCAGATGATGGTGGAGGTGTTCGATATTCAAGAGGGCAATCCTCTTGGAAGAACACGACAACTGGCCAAACAGGGTCGTGCCATGATGATTATCACAGCACACCACAGAGACAATACTCCTGAACAGAACAAATCTGCTATGGATCGTCTCAAAGCCAAAATTACTGCTTCCGGTCATACTGGTGGGTATCATAATAATCATGCTGGTACGTGGAAAAATGAACATGGGAATCTCGAACAAGAGAAATCACTTACTGTTCATGCTTCTGCTACTGGTACGGCTGGTACACACACTCTTGAGAGGCTTGGTCACAGACTCCGCAAGGAATATAACCAAGATAGCTTCATTGTTGCTCACCCACACCCAGACGGTCATTATGAGGGGGTTCTTCATGGTGATGGTTGGTCTTCTCCAATTGGAAAGATTCATTACAACCAAGACAATCCAATGGGTGTGACACATATGAAGAAAGGGAAGTCGTTTACCTTTAAGGGTAAGGAGCTTCCGTAGGGAATACTATGGTTAGAGAAGAAGACGAAGAAGAATTTTACGAGTTCGTTAGAAATAAGATGTTGAAAGAGGGGTATCGTCCTCAGAACATGTTTTCCAACATGGCTTATCATGCTAAGAATGTGAGTGCATTTCACCAATACAAACTTGAGCAAAAAGGTAAGTCGGAAGATGAAAACGTTTAGAGAATTTCATTCAGACAAAGAACATATCAAAGAAGGTGTTGTGTCTGATGCTTTGGCCTATAAGGATAAGTGGCATAAGGAAAATGCCGCCAAGCGAAGAGCGCAAGCGAATGCTAGACGCACAGACGATAGCAACCCCCATAGACAGATGAACCAACTCCGTAAGGATTGGAGACGCGCTTATATCACACATAAGAAAACGGTGAGGGATTGGCGTAAAGGCATTACCACAACGAATAATGTTGAGGCCACTGCCAGAGCAGTTCATGGTGCCAAACAGGCGTTCGATTCCAAATTAAAACATCATGTGAAGACTCTTACGAGTAAGCCCGGTGGACACTCTAAAGCTTATGACTTACAGGGTAAACATGATTATAGTGCTCCAAAACCAGACCTTATGGATGTTGCTTCTACCGTTGCTGGTCTTCGCGCCCCGATGGGTCTTGGGTTTGGTGCTGCTGCGATACCGATAGCTGTTGGTGCTGCCGCTGCCTATCCTGTTGGAAGACGTGTAATCAATCATGCCCAGCATGGTTGGCAGAGAGATACAAGTCACAAGAGATGGCTTAGGAGCCCTAGTACGACGAAGAGGTAATGTGTTCTTCGATCTCTTGCCAGTTCTTGACGTGAAAAATGTTGGGGTGGCTTTCGGTCATGTTATGACCGTGTTCCATTACAAGGGATCGAAGACCTAGTTCTGCTCCGGTCACTGCGTTTTCCCATTTATCTTCAACCCAAAACAAACCACTATCTTTGAATGGTAGGAGGGCTTCGTCCTTATCTGCACCAGTGTCAAGGATGTCAATTTTTTCAAAGCAATCTTCCCCGAAAAGCTTGTGTAGGTTCAGGATGCGAAGTTCCTGTGCTGATTCATCCAGAGATAGGGATGTGATCACGTGGAATTTGAACCCATGCTTTTCATGAAGCCGCTTGACGTGATATACCGCGTCCCGAAGAGGGGGTAGAAATCCGATGGCGGCTGACTCATTAAATTGTTTGATCAGGCGCTTCTTGTTTTCTTTAGTGATATTGTAGACCTCAGAGGCACAGTAGGCCGCGCCGATCTTGTTTTCTTCTACAGGCTCATGGCCTTGCTTTTTCATCCACATGTTAAAAGCGAAGGCCCAGTTCAAGAGCACTCCGTCCACATCAGCTAATATTACCTTATCCAATTTAGAAATACCCCATTGTATAAATACCTTCAAATAAAGGAGGTATTATATGAACAAATACCACAAATGGTATAATACTATAGTAGAACGTGCTTTGTCAAGAGAAATAAGTGGGTATTTTGAAAAACATCATATTGTTCCTCGTTCTTTGGGTGGTGGTGATAAACAATCAAATATTGTGAAATTGACCGCTAAAGAGCATTTTATTTGTCATTTGTTGTTGGTAAAAATGGTAGAGTGTGAGGACGATTATGAAAAAATGCTATCTGCCTTGGTTATGATGTCGGGACGAAAGCGATATGGTATTTCTTGTAATTCAAGAATGTATGAAGAATATAAAAAACAATATTCTGAGTGGCAAAGTTCCGAAAAAAGTGGTTCTGGTAATCCGATGTTTGGTGTTAGGCGTTTCGGACGTAGTAATCCCTTCTATGGTAAACAACATAGCAAAGAAACTAAGAAAAAAATTTCTGAAAAAAATAGAGGCCATAGCCGTAACAGGGGGTTGAAAAAAACTGATGAAGCCAAAAAGAACATGTCTATAGCTGCATTGAAACGACATAGACAAATGACGGTCAAGGAGAGAAAAAATATCTCTCGAAAAAAAACCAAAACGTGGTCTGAAAAACCACAAGTTACCTGCCCTCATTGTGGTGTTATTGGAAAACAGGGTGGGAATATGAAAAGGTATCATTTTGATAACTGCAAAAAACCTGCTTAACATATCGGTTTTGGTGTGGTAAGGTGTGGTATGAAAAATGGAGGAAAACATGAGTGACAATAGTTCTTCAAGCAGTGGTGGGATCGGTTTTGTGGGTCTTCTGACCATTGTATTTATTACGTTGAAGTTGACTGGCTTTATTGGGTGGTCTTGGTGGTGGGTTCTTTCGCCCCTCTGGATCAGTGCGTTGGTTTTGATTATTATTCTTGCGATTTTCTTTTTCATTGCTTTGGCATATAGTGGTAAATGACGATGCCTATCAAGAAAGAGTTGAGTAGATACTTGTCTGAAGATGGGCGCTTGGTTATAGTTGTGTCTCAGTATGAAGAGCGTTTCATCCTAGATGCGCTTTTCGATGGCGTACAAGCACATCAGGTTCAGGCGTCAAATGAAATCCAAGCAGGGCATTTGGCAGAAGATATTGTTTTAAGATATGACGCGGGAGAAGTCGATGAGCAGTAGAGATTTAGATGATCTTATTCCTTCATTTAGAGATAAGGTTGAGCGTCTATACGATGAGTGTGTTTCACGTGGAATTGTGATGAAACCATTCTGTACGGTACGAACACCTAAAGAGCAAGCCTGTATTTGGCGAAAGTCTCGTTCTACTATAGAGATTAATCAGAAGAGGGATGAGTTAATTCGTTTGGGTGCGCCATTCCTCGCTAGTTGTATTGAAGATGTTGGTCCCCAGCCCGGTAAACTTGGTGTTCATGAGACACACGCGATTCCGGGTTTGTCGTGGCACCAATTTGGTCGTGCAGTAGATTCTTTCTGGTCGTATCCCGTTGGCAGTGCGTGTTGGAAAACATCAGTGACAAATGAAGATGGTCAAAACGGTTATCTTGTTTATGGTGCGCTTGCTGGTGCGCTTGGTCTTACGAGTTTGGGTGCAACATCTGGTTGGGATTGGCCGCACGTTCAAGACACGCCTTTGAGTGGGCCGCATAAGATGTATGGTACGATAGCAGAGATTGATGCTATTATGAAGGAGCGATTTGGACAATGAAATTCTTTCCAAAACAGTGGTGGGGTATTATTTGGGGAACGTATGATGATGACGATTACGCTCTGACACATGATTCACCAGAGGTTGCGCGTGAAAGACGCGAAGCCAAGAAGAAAAAGAAGCTTTATCTCGAAACTGCAAAGCAGTATGATATTCAAGCAGAAGCTCATCGACATACAATTGAAGAGTTGACTAAGCAGATTGAGTTTCTTGAAAATAATTCTGCAAAAATTCGCCAGATGGCAGATAATATGACATCTGTTATTTTAGTTGAGAGTTTTCAAGGACCACTAGATGAGGTGAAAAATGGGACAACATCTTGATTTGAAAGAAGAGTATATGGATTTGGTTCGGACGCGGAAGAAGACTTCCACGATCCGTGCTGGCCGTAGAAACATTGAACTTGGAATGTCTACTATTGGTAATAATGGTAATGTCGCACATGTTTTGGTGACGAAGGTGTCTTATACCTTTTTTGATCTACTCAAACACGTTGATGCGGTGAGAGATGGGTTCAATAGTATGAGTGAACTTGAGGGTGTGCTTTTGACAATATACCCCGGAATTAAAGGGAACAATGAAGTGACTATTATTGAATTTGAATACGTGGGAAACCCAGATGCCTAGAGGATGTCCAGTTTGTATTTACCATTTCCCGTGTGCTGATGGCTTTACTGCGGCATGGGGTGTCTGGAAGCGTTTTGGTGAAGGGTTTGAATATATTCCCATGAACTATGGGGAGCCAATTCCCGAAGGTCTTGATGGACGGGACGTGTATCTGGTTGACTTTTCGTTCAAGCGTCCTGTTCTTAAGGAGCTTGCGGCAAAGGCTAATTTTGTTGTGATTATTGATCATCACAAGACTGCTGTTGAAGACCTTGCTGGACTTGAGGATGAGTTGGAGAACGTGCACGTTGTGTTTGACATGGAACGTTCCGGTGCCATGATGGCGTGGAATTATTTTCATGGGTATGAAGATGTACCGAAGCTGGTAGAATATGTTCAAGATCGGGACCTGTGGCTCAAGAAGCTTCCTTTTTGTGATGAAGCCGCTGCTTATGTTTTCGCGCATGACTATAGGTTCGAGGTATGGGATGGTCTACGGGATGATTTTGAAAACAAGTTCAGTAACGTGATGACTGGTGGGTCTTTCATTCTCAAGAAGCAACGCAAGGATATTCAAGAGTTGTTAAAAGCATCAACACGTTACGGTGTTATTGGTGGTGTGGAAGTCCTTATTGCTAATTTACCATACACCATGTCGAGTGAGGGCGCTAGTATTTTGGCTATTGGCACACCATTTGGTGCTTGTTATTTCGATAAGAAGGATCATAGAATGTGGAGTCTTCGTTCGGCAGAAGACGGTGCTGATGTATCCGCCATTGCTGCACAGTATGGTGGTGGTGGGCATAAACATGCTGCTGGTTTTCAGTCGGCGTTGGATTGGTGCGGTGATGAATGATGAAGGCGTGGGTTAATTTCATTAGCGTTTGCAAGAACGTTATCGCTTCTAATAACAAGCGAGGTTGGGTTGATCCTGATCCGGCTATTCGGGTTTCTTCCAGTAAGGCCGGGAAGGTTTTGTTGCGGTCAAATCATGTTGGTATTGTTGATGCAGATGGTAATGTCGTTGCTGAAATGATTTCCACAGAGGATGGTAAACCAGTGATTAGTTGCGGTGCTAAGGTTGGTCTCATGACCAAATATGATGTAGTGGATTTG